CTCAAAAAATCCATAACCAACGTCAATGCCTCAGCTACGAAAGGCCTACTACGAAGAGTTGCTTCCAGCTTCAACATCAGCCTTAACATCGAAAGCACTTTTTCGTTGGCCAGTGCTTTACTAGCAGGAGACAAAAGTCAGGTCGCCAAAGAAGCATTGGGTTTCATTAGCTTTGAACCTGCAAAACTATTTACAGCGACTGAGATCCCGAAGGATCTAAAGGCGCTCTCTTATTTGGTCAACCTCAACAAAATATGACATCACTCGTCCAACTTTTATAACTCGATAGCGATGGGGATCCGTCCTATACGGAGATGCAAGCAACCAACCTGAGATCTTTTTACTCTCTAACAGAAAATCTACAAAGTAGGCGTTTCAAGTGTGCTTCCACAACGACACAGTGATAAAGCTTTGACGCACTATCGGCTGACAGCTGGTCAAGTACCGCGTCTCTCAGAGCGTCTCGATAACTCAGCAATCATTCGATCATGCAGTCGCTGGACCCAGTTGCGATAAGTCCTATCCGCCGATGGCTCCAGTCCCAGCAGCCGCATCTGCTCAGCAACGGACAGCTCCCGCGCAGGCTCGCCAATTTGGCTAACCGCTGGCCCTGCTCACCTTGATGTTGCAACCAGGCCAATGCGGCTTCCACCTCGCGTGCCATGTGATCGGGACCAACTCCCACGAGTAGATCCCTTGAGCCCGGCGTACCACGGGCAACCCCCCAGTTTTGGCAAGACATTCGAAAGAGAATCGGTGCGCGTTTGGCAATATCAACACGGACTCGAACAAAGTAAGCATCTTTCAGCTCGAAGTGATATTCGCTTTCGGGGGAGTTCATGGTTTTTTCACCCCGATCCAAAAGCTGCAGGTACGTGAGCGCTTCGGCGTACTGAATAACGCCTGCTGTGCCTTCTACGGAGACCACCACATTGTTTGAGTAGGCAGCGGCGGGAGAGCCGCGCGACAAGGCGCGGTAGCGGGTATCGCATCACCAAATCCTTATGAGTGATGGAAGGCTGCTGAGCGAGCCCTGAGAATTGCCCTAAACCAAACCCCAACAACGAAAAAGCCCCTGAAATGTTCAACCATTTCATGGGCTTAGTCGTATTCAATAATGGCGGAGAGATAGGGATTCGAACCCGATCGGACGAGACCGCAGACCGCTACCGCCCACTCTGTAATGGGACTAATGCCTCGTTTGAAAGGCCAGCACCGGCCGGTAACGGTCTGCGATTTGCCCTAAATTTGCCCTAAAAATCAGCCAGCCACTCTGCTAACCACAAGACATTTGGGTATCCACGGCCTCCATGATTGGTGGTGGTTCCCTCACGTGGTCGCAACACGTCCGGATGCAAAAAACATCTTGTTTAGGCGATTAGCTCCGCTAAGGTGGCCGTCAAAGGCTCCCGCCCCTGCAAGCTTGCGTGGTGATCTTGACGGGGTAGACATTCGGGCGCTCGGAGTTCAATGCCTCACCTAGGCAGAAGCGGCCTCTATAGGGTCTGCCGCTGCCGAGGAAAAGCCTGGATATCCAGGAAGGCTGTATGCTCAGGCGGGGCTTGCTTGGTCTGGCACTGACAGCGCTGACCGGAGATGTCGAAATCAAGGATGCATATCGATCAGTCATGGGTGTAGCACATTTAGTCCCTGGCAGCATGGGGGATCGCTTGAGTGGCATGTGATATACGCACCTTTAGCGTGTACAATTGACCAATTTGGGTTTACGCCCCGCTACGTTTGAAATGAAGGGCCATATGGAATTCCACGACATCTTGCATGGGCTCATGAGGTTTTCAGATGAAAACCTAACTTCGTTACTCGCCGATCTCATAGACAGCCCGGAGATTCACCGGCTACGAAACATGCGTCAAATGAATTTTGATGTGCCTCTTATCCAAGAACTCGGAAGATCTAGACGCCTCCCCCACTCGATTGGGGTCACTTATCTTGCTGTCGAATTAGCACACAAAAGCAATCTAAGTATAGATGCAACAAAGGCATTACTCGCCGCGGCAATTTTACATGATGCAGCCATTCCACCGTATGGCCATCTTGTGGAATCTGAACTCAAACGTGTCGCCCCAAACTTTAATCATGAGGAAACGCTGTCAGCTTTAATTAGCGGGGTACTCAGCAAAGATAATGCTTATCTAGAAATTGTTCCAGGCAAGCAGTTGCAACTTGAGAAGATTTTGCGCAAACACAACGTCAATCAGGACGCGGTAATTAACCTAGTTTGTCCAAAACCCGGCTTCCACAGCGCTGTATCCGCGGACATTGATATCGATAACATCGACAACGTCCATCGAATGGCAGCGATGCTTGGATGGGACAATGCTAGAGAAAATATAGTCGAACTGCGTAAATGCATGAAGTTGAACGAAAAATCTGGACTTATCTTTAGCGAAGCAGCTATTGAGCCGCTAAGAAATTGGATAGATTTCAGGCAGCGCATCTATACAATGATAATTGCACATCCTGAGTGCATTCCATACAACGCGCTCCAAACGGATTTAGTTCGTCGAGCAGTTGAGAATGAAGTTATCACACTTGAAAATTGGTATATGACTGAACCGGAGTTTGAGGAGAAACTTCGCAAACACCCGAGCACCGCAACTTTGGCGCAGCAGCTCATTTCCGGATGCGAATATCACCTTATAGATTACGTATGGTTTAAAAACTTTAATACATCCAAAAAGCTTAAGAACGCAGAGATTGCTGAATACATTTCACATCGTGTAGATGTACCATTCAATGATCCGAGCTATTTCGTATGGAATGAAAAAGGTCTAATTTGCCGTGAAATCAAGGTCCCTCTTGACAATGACAAAGGAATTGTCATTCTCGGTAAAAATTCTACTAGCTGTATGATTTCGCTGATTAAGAAGACACCAGGCAAACCTAAGATGCTATTGCCAGATATAATCGAATGGAGAAAAAAGGTTACCACTGCATTCTGTGACCTTTTTGAAGTCGATATTTTTGAAGCTGAATTCCCGGAAACATACAAAGGGAGCTTCTACGCCGAAACGGATGAATTCCCATTTGAACTTAACTGAGCATCTAGAAAATATAGATTGGTCTTTCCCAAATCTCAGCAATTCGGGAATCCACTCACTCCATTGGTATCCAGCAACCTATATTGCGGCGATTCCCGGCACGCTAATTCCTGCTTTTACGCAAAAAGGAGATACTGTTTTAGATCCTTTTAACGGATCCGGAACCACGGGGGTGGAGGCAGTCAGATTAGGTAGAAACTTTATTGGGATAGATACAAACCCAATTGCGTTGCTTATGAGTGAAGCAAAGCTTTACTTTCCTGACCCAAAAAGTCTTCGAAAGCAAATTGACGTTATTATCAGCGAATCGGAAAATCTGTTTGGGACAAAACTAGCAGAACCTCATCCTCACGAGGAGGAACTGCGTGCCTGGTATCACCCGGACACACTTTTCATATTAAATCGATTATTAGCCTCCATCCTTGAAACTAAAAATCTACAACTAAAAAAATGTTTGCTTGCGATTTTCTCCGGAATACTAAAAAATACTTCTTCACAGGGTCGTCACTGGGGATGGGTTTGCGATAACGTAAAACCAAAACCGTCAGAAATAGTTCCGAAAGATGCATTATTAACGTTCCGCAATGCTACTAATGAATATCTGAAATTAACTGAGCTTTCTCACAAAGCGGTTCAAGTTCACGTAGACAAGGAAACGAGAAAACAAACTCGATCTCGTTACAAACTGCTTGCTGGGGACTGCGTCGCGAACATGGAGTCTATTCCGAACGATCAAATTGACTTCATTATGACCTCCCCGCCTTACTACGGTGTAGCCGATTATGTAAAGTCACAACGACTCAGTTACTTGTGGTTCGACAAAGACGAGCTTGCTGCTGAACGACTGGGCTTTAGAGACTTTGAGAAGCTTCGCTCTGCCGAGTCAGGGGCCAGATCAAATCGCTCTAGAAAAAATAGTCATGAATTATACATGAGTTTCATGGCTAACTTTTTCAAACAGAGCTTTCGCATACTTAAAAAAGGCTCATCTATGGCATTAGTCGTGGGTGAATCGCAGGCAAGAGCCTCCACTACTGACGAGTTAATATTTTCGGCAATCAATCAGGGATTCACTCTCGCGCTAAGGAAAGAAAGAAACATAAAAATAAGTCGCAGGCGTCTAATGGCAAAAGTTAAATGCGAAGATATTCTTCTATTTATAAAAGATTAGGATCCGAGGGAGTGGAGTATGAACGAAGAAGATTTTGAGATGATCGAACCTGGCGTTCTCAAATATAAAAAAAATGAGAAAGGACCAAGTGAGACGATATATCAAGGCACCAAATACTTCAGATTCATGGATTACTTTTACACTCATACTGAGCACCTCGACGAGCTGAAGCCAGTCGAAGTCAGTAACCTATGCCGCGCTCGCGCCCAATTCCCCGAATTAATAAGCCGCGCGAATGGTGAAGTTCGCTCTTTATTTGAATCGTTAGCGATTAAAATCGCCCCCTCCAGCCTTCTAGAAATCGGAGCAGGCAAAAATCCCGTGTTCACAGTCAATACTGCGCCGGGAATGCATTACGTCTTATCGGACGCAGATGAGGTAGTAGTCAAATCTCATTCTAACAACGATCTTGACTGCTATATTTTCTCTGACACTGTATGCACTCTTCCTTATGAAGAGGGCTATTTCGAAATGGTGATTGCCGTATTTGTGCTGCACTTCCCGTTTTACAAAGTTCAACTAACCGAACTAAGTAGGACCTTAAAAACAACGGGAGTCATTGTCGCCAACGTATATCGACGCAGCACCGCTGCCAGAGAAAAACTCGCTTCAGACATACAAGACTGCGGTTTCAAGACACTCAGGATCCACGACCCAAGTGGTTTATGTCTAAATCACGAGTATTGGATAATTGGTAAAAGCGATGCGCAGATGGAGTCCTGCGCAAACACTTTAAAACAACTGCTAGGCCTTACTTAAGAGTAAGAACTCCATTTTTTCAGAGTCTGATCAATCTTTTGTTTTAGACTCTCAAAATCTCCATCATTTATAATTACCTCATCCGCTCTTGACACAAGCTGAGGAACTTTTAGTTCACTTCTCGACAGTACTAGATCATCAAACGCTTCACGGGAAATACCCACATCCTTCAATTCTTCCCGCTCTCCGACCGCTCTCTCAAAACGAATGTCCGGATCTGCCGCGACACCCAAAAGTTTAAAACTCTCAACTTCAGAGTACCGTTTTATCTCTTCTGGATAGCGAATACCATCGACAACTATCCGCCCCAAGTTAAGATTATCGAGGCGGTACTTCGCAATAATGTCGTTCCCCAGAACTTTAAAAATCGAGTTACCCAACCTTCCCAAATTTGCCCGATTAGACGGTATTCCCATACCGTCTAATATCTCTCTAAGCACGTCAGAGTTGGACGCGGAAATATACCCGTACTCCTCAACCAGATATTTTGTAACCGTAGTTTTACCAGCTCTAATAGGCCCTACTAAGCCAATTATTTGAGGAAGCTCGGCGGCCATATCAACACCATCATCGAATAAATATAAACAGCAGACAGGAAAACCATCATTACCGCCGCTTTAGTTGAAGGCGGATGGTCACGTTTAGTATTTTTCCGGCTATCTTCACCTGGAAAAAGCTTGATCGCGAAGTATTCGAGTTGTTTACCCAACGCAAAAAACAAAAGGAGAGCAATTAGCGATATATCGCCCCAAAGAGCTTCGTATGGAGTACCGGCAGATGGCGCTGCTCGGCTAACCATCCAAGCAGCGAAAACACAGAGCAATGAAATAGAGCAGTATGTCAAAAGCCCTTGAATGAAAGAGTAAAACCTTTCGCGAATAAGAACGGGATGGGGCATACGTGGACTATAGATAACATCTACAATCACATCCCAGACAAAGAAGACGGAAAACACCCACATCATTTGGAGTGCTTCAGGACGAGCAGACGCCACTCCGACATATGAAGAGATTTTTTTATCCTTCATATATTCTGCGAAGTTTTGCTCCATTGTTTTCGCAATAGCAAAATACAGGACAACAAGGAAGACCTCGATTAATAAAAGCACAAACTCCTTTGAAAAAATGTGTGCAATCTCAGTCTTATGGCCGGCAGCTTGGGACTTAGACCACATAACCCAGCTCATCGATACCATTAGCAACGCCAGGAAAGAGTGCGTAAGTGATGCAAAAAGCATCCCATTGCCGGAGAGTAAATTTTCCCACATCTTCGGTGGGCTAGAGGCCAAATCCCAACCACCGGTGATTACAAATAATAGCTCAGCTATTTGCTGAGCTATAGTCGCTGCGACCAGGGCAAACAACATTGCAATAAATGTTCGCCTAAGTTCATTTTGACTAGTACCATTATTCACGTTTGCATTACCGCTTTGAGCCGAATTGCTCATGGACATTCCTTTGAGTTAGCTAGAATTAGACAAATAGCTTTGGCTGGCTACTGTATCGAGCCGCCACACAGTGTTGCCATCGAAACTCATGCATCCAATACTGCTCCGATGGTAGGCAATACTTCTCTAACACTACCGGATACCGATCTTCTTTGCGAACGCGATTAGCCCTCCCCCCCGTATTGACTGGTTCCCGGTCACGACGGTGCTTGCCCTCCCATTCTGGTTACGCCTTTTAAAATAATCCTCCTGAGGATACCGGATCCCAATTCATGATCACCAGTTCTTGACTGGTCTCAGTTTTCCCTTGCCGCTGATTGGTGTTGCTGTAGCGAATGTCCAGTGTCTCGAAGTGGAAGCCTTCGAACACGCGCCGGATGTCCGGGTGATCGTTGATACTGACCATCACCTTGCCTTTGCAGCGGCGCATGAAGTCGGCCATCCGCTCGTAGTTCTCAAACGGAAAGTCAACGCCATAGCCGGCGGTCTGCCAGTAAGGCGGATCCATGTAGTGGAACGTGTGGGCACGGTCGTAGCGTTCAGCGCATTCAAGCCATGGGAGGTTTTCGACGTAGGTGCCGGATAGCCGCTGCCACGCAGCCGAGAGGTTTTCCTCGATCCGCAGCAGGTTGATGGCCGGGGCAATCGTCGCCGTGCCGAACGTCTGCCCCGAGACCTTGCCGGCGAAGGCGTGGTGCTGCGGGTAGAAGAATCGGGCGGCGCGCTGGATGTCGGTGAGGGTTTCAGGGCGGGTCATTTTCTGCCATTCGAACACCTGCCGCGAGCTGAGCGCCCATTTGAACTGGCGCACGAACTCTTCGAGGTGGTTCTGCACGACGCGGTAAAGCGTGACCAGGTCGCCGTTGATGTCGTTGAGGACTTCGACGGGCGATGGCTGCGGCTTCATGAAGTAGAGCGCGGCACCGCCAGCAAAGACTTCAACATAGCATTCGTGTGGCGGAAAAAGCGGAATGAGGCGGTCGGCCAGGCGGCGTTTGCCGCCCATCCAAGGGACGATGGATGTAGACATAAAAAGCAAGACCTTTACTGTATGAATAAACAGGTTCTAGGCTCGCCGCGCTTCGTGTAGGGAGTAAGAGCCTTGGCTGGACTTGCAGGGACAATCTGCAGGGACGGCGGCCGGGTTGGATGTTGACGCATCCAGTCCGACCGCTCTTTTTACTCCGGTGTTGAGACTTCTTTGGCGTAGGCCTGACAAGCCGCTAGGGCAATCAGTCCTTGGTCGCCAGCATCGGTGATGCCGATAATTCGTTGAGCATGCGCCGGGTCAAGTTGGGCTCTTGTGGCGCCATGAACCACGCCGCCGGTTGAGGTGGAGGCCGACACTGAGTCGCCACCGGCAACGGCGGTGGCGTCGAGTAGGACTGACAGGCGCAGATCAGCAGTGGCAAGACGGTCGCGCAGGCGACCTTGATCACGTTGGGCATAGCTCAAGACTCGGTAATGGGTTTGTTCGCTAGTGGAAAGCCGTTGTTCCAACGCCAGACGTTTGTCCTGCTCGGCCTGCTGTTGCGTCGTGGCGGCCTGGGTTTGCTGATTGAGCGTCTCGGCCTGCAGGCGGGCTTGCTCCGCCAACTGCTGGCCGTAACGCCAATCCTGAATCTGCCAAGCCAGCGCGGCCGAGCCACCGGCCGACGCAGCCAGCAGCCAGCAGCCAACCGATGGCCAGCAGCCGATACGGTGCTGGAATCAGGTCGACGAGACGCATAGCACCGCCCTCGCCCGGCCCCACAACTCCAGCCGATCCACAAGACCATTGAGGCCGCCGTTGATCTTTCGGGTGATCGCGTCGAAGTCGTCCCGGTCTGCCAGGGCATTCAGCTCGCGCACCCACCAGAACCACGCGGCCGACTCGGCGGCCCATTGCGGCAGCTCCAGCAGCTCAGGGGTGCGCAGCAATCGCTCGTCGCCGAACAGCGCCAGGCTGCAGCGCAGGTAATTGTTGCGGCCCGTAATTTGGATCAGGCCACGACCACGATAGCGCTGGCCATCCCCGTCCGCTTCCGGCGTATTGCCCAGATTCGCGGCCAGGGTGCCGGTGTCGTATTTGCTCAGGTACTGATCGCCGCCCAACTCACGGACGTATTGCAGTTGCCCAGATTCGTGACCGACCTGCGCCAGGAATACGGCCTGACGTTTCGGCATGTTGATCTGCCGGCGAACCATCGCCGCATTGAGGGCAGATACAAAAACGCCCGCTTGGCGGCGATGGGATGCGCTACAGCTTCTCGACGCTCACAACCTTGAGCGGCTTGGTTTCCTTCTTTTTCTTACCTTTGGATTTGCCTTGTTTGCCGGCATTGCATTCGACCGTGGTCGACCAGCCGGATTGGGTAAACACCTGCTCGACCGAATCCGCCAGATACTCGCCATCGAGGCCGACCTTAAATCCCTGGGCGTTGATCGGGCGCTCGGCAAAGATGTCCGTCCGGCCGGGCATCTCAAGTCGGACGTCGGCGGTCGAGCGATTGAACGCCGCCAACCGCGCTTTGGTGGCTGACTCGGCGGCGGTCTTGTTCGGGTAGATATGCCGGTCGGTATGTACCGCAGGCAAACCATCCAGGGCGTCGTCGTTGTTGATGGTGACCACCTCTAACTTGCCGTCCTTCTTGTTCTGATGTTTGGTCGCCACGGCCTTGTACGAGTTGCGATCCCCGAGGCTGAACTGCCAGCGGCTGAGGTCGCTCTTCGTCAGGGTGATCGCGCCGAACGTCTTGCCGCTGGCGGTCTGGCCACCTTGACGCGGCATCACCAACAGCTTGCCATCAGCGACCTTGGCCGTGCAGTCGTACTGCTTGGCCAGACGCGTGATGAAATTAAAATCGGACTCGTTGAGCTGGTCCACCCGGGCGACTTTCGTTGTCACCGGGCACACCGGTTGCCAACCGTTGCGCGCCGCAATGTCGGCCACGATCTTCGACAGCGGCACGTCCTCCCAGCTGCCGCTGCGGATGGTCTTGCCACTGCCGCGCATGTCGCTGGCCTTACCCTTGATCACGATGGTGTCCGGCGGACCCGACACCTCGACCGTGTCCACTGCGTAACGCCCCAGACGCGCCAGGGACGTTTCGACATACCCCAGGTAAATCTCGATGGAGCTGCCACGCCGAGGCAGCTGCACCTGGCCGTCACGGTCATCAATGCGCAATTCAAACTCGTCGGAGTCCATGCCCGGCTTATCAGAGGTGCGCAGCAACAACAGCCGATCATTGATCAGCGCCGTAATATCGGCGCCGTCGGCCACAATTCGAAAGGTGGGAGTCATGAATTTTGTCCAAAAAAAAGCCCGCACAGGGCGGGTCAAAAAACACAGTGTCGTTATGCGTCACGCAATGGGCTGCCGACGACGGTGTCGCCCGAGGTCAATCCCACAAGCTAATCCCTTCCTCGGTCGGGCTGGGCAGATCTGGTAGTACGATCACCACGCCGGAACGGAAAGGCTGGGGCTCATCCGCCAGCCCCTGGTTGGCATCGAGCACCGCCTCGGTGCTGCCGTTCAGATGGCCATAAACGTTGTGGCAAATAACATCGAGCATGTCACCGTCAGACGTTCTGCATGTCGTCGCCATAGCGCGCAAACTCCAGAGTGAACCCTTGTTTACGGGGAATCCCGCCGTGCAGCAGCGCGCCTTGTTCCTCGTTGATGGTCTTCAGGCACTAGGTCCCAATCACCTCACCATAGCCCGTGGTCAGGGTCAGTGGCTGAAGTCGGGCACCGATGCTGCGCAACGTGTCGAGCTGCTTCAGGCCACCCTTGAAGCCCGGGTAAATCGCGCCTTTGAGGGTGAGCTTTTCCTCTCCCATGCCCACGGCCTGCTGCGCTGGGCGGCGTGACAGGCGTTCCTGGGAGGCCCAGCGGAATTCGGTCGAGCGGCTCAGCTCATCGAAGGCCGCGATATCCAAGTTGAAGTAATAGGGCTGAAGCTTGGGGTCACGCGGTTGGATGATCAGCAAGTGTGGAAACGGCTTCAGAAAGGAGCAAAATGGGGAGAAACTGTGACGAACTCCGTCCCCGGTTACCGCACGAAATGCTTGCTTCAACTTGCCTAGCGATAATTAGGTTTTGTACTTGTCACGCAGTACTCGGAACTCTGCAAGTGCAGCCTCGCCGTAGTCCAACGATGACTCAAGAAGCTCGCGGTACCCGGTTTCGTCCAGGATATGATCTGGAACACCGCTTAGATATGGCTCCGCAATACGCTGTGCTCGCAGCGGTAGAGGAGGAATGGGCTGCTTTACTTCACGGCGAGTGTATGGCCCTAACGACTGCATTAACCATGCAAACAGATCATACTTTTCCTTCAGCGATGAATAAGTCGATTTATCCTCTTCAGACATTTTTACGTACCACGCGGGTACAAGATACTCCGCGTAGGTCATCAAGCCGCCTAACCTTTCATGGATCTGCATAGTGAAGAATTCTTCGAACCAACTCTCTTCAAAGATATCTTGAAACTCATGCCAGGTAACGAGCCTCAAATTCGTCAAGTCGCTCGCGGAAATCGCTCCTGACTGGAATCCCTCCATGGATATGATGTAGCCGAGATTAGCCCCAATATCCTGGACCACAGTTCGGAATCCGTGCACGACGTTTTGCGGGATACGCGTCTTCCAGTATTTGCACTCACAGACGATGGCATACTTTCGGCCGCGAACTGTTTCCTCAGCGTACACATCCAGCTCCACCGCCCCTCGAACTGCAGGGGTCTTTTTCTCGACCTCAACGTCGAATCCGCATTCCTGAAGAATACGTCCGACTTCGGTCTGCAGCTCTTGCCAACTGTTGGGGGCGTTTCGGCTAATCATTACGACTTATTCCTCGAGCTTCTCAGCCATCGAAATGATGAAGCGGGCGGCGATGCCACTCGATTTTGAGATACGAAGTGAAAAAACCTCGATCCACGTATAGCTATAAAGGATTCAATCCATAGCCCACAACCGGGTCTATAGCGGCACTGAGGACACATATTTTGCCCTAAAAATGCCCTAACTCAATTGCCAAAAACGAAAAAGCCCCTAAAATCTTTAACGATTTCAGGGGCTTAGTCGTATTCAATAATGGCGGAGAGATAGGGACTCTATTATTTCACTCCTACAGCTCTTTAAACACTGTATCTTCTGGCTTTAAGACCCTAGAGTGGGCAAACTGAGTGGGCAAATCAGAGGAGATTTAGATGGCTACCCACCTGTTCCAGAAGCCCGGCGAATCCGTTTGGTACGTCCGTATGATCCTCCCGCCAGCAGTGCGTCATGCTTTCGGTGGACGTACCAAATTGGTCAAGACAACAGGCACAAGCAACAAGGCGGAAGCCATGGACAGACGCCTTCCGATCCTCGCCCTCTGGAAGCAAGAGATTCAAGCCGCCAAAGACGGCAAGACGGCCAGTCGTGACCTCTGGCGCCAAGACCTTGCCGATAAAGGCACAGAACTTAGCAAACAAGTAGACGCTGGGCTGTTGAATGCGATCAAACGCCCCCCGAAAGCTAAGGGAGGCACCGAGGCTGAGATTCTAGCCCGCATGGCACAGCTAGAACGCGACAAAGCGTCGTTCCTTTTAGAGATTCAAGAATTAGAAGACGCTGGTGCAACTGGGCTGGTTGAGGCAATGCGTCAACGCTTAGAAACTCCCCTACCCTCTGTCGTGGATGTTGTTCAGGAGGCCGCACAAGTTTCCCGTACTGTCAGCGTAATGCTCGCTGAACGTAAGTATGGTCTTAGCCCTGGCGAAGTCGAAGAGGCAGTGGTCCTTACCACCTTCCCCTCAGTTTACAGGCCAGTTTCCCCAATCACTTCTCGCCGCCTTGAATTGTTTCGAGCGCACCGAGTGAAAGATGGTATCGCTACCAAGACCGTCGATCAGCAAGAGAGCAAGCTAGAAAAGTTGTCCGCTTACCTCCGTGATGAAGGCCAGCCACTTACCCGTAAGACCATCGCTGCTTGGCTGGAAACGCTGGGGCTATCGAGCAAAACGAAGGCTCAGTACTTATTATCTGGCTCAACATTCTGGCGATGGGCGGTCAAACACGATCCTCACTGGCAGGATGCATACCAGGGGCAAGATAACCCGTTCACCGGGCAAGAGCTTCCCAAGTTACGTGGCAAGGCCAAGGCAGATACAGCCCGTAAAGCATTCACTCCTGAACAGATTCAAGAGCTGTATACAGTCGCTAAGGCAAACGGCAATCAAACGCTGTGCGACTTGATCGACCTAGGAGCCCACACCGGTTGCCGTGTTGAGGAACTGGCCCAGCTTAGAAAAGAGTCTGTGGCAAAGGTGGAGGGCATCCTGAGCCTCAAAATTGAAGACTCCAAGACCGTCGCTGGTATCCGTGAAATACCCGTCCCTCCCGCACTGCTGGCGACTGTCGAACGTCTCATCGCTGAAAGCACAGATGGCTACTTACTACCGAGTTCAGGCGGCAACAAGTACGGCATTCGTAGTGACTCGCTCAGCAAGGCGTTTGGCCGCTTGAAGACAGCTCAGGGCTACGGCAAGCAGCACGTATTCCACAGCGTCCGGTCGATGGTCGTCACCCTCCTGCTTCGTGGTGGCGTTCCTGGCCCCACAGTGGCGAACATCGTCGGACATGAGACCGGGCTGGTGACGTTCGACATCTACGATGAGGGTGCAAGCCCCGCCCAGAAGCTCGCCGCCTTGAAGGTGTTGTCATACACATTCGAGTAAGAAATACACCGTTCGTCACCACGAATAGAAAATAGTTGCTTTTATTATACGGATATGCTTGACAACTCAAGAAAGTCGTGCGACAATAAGCAAAGGTAGAGGTTTTTATTACTCCTCTCTCCGCTATACCTTCCTGAATTCTCCTTGAGACTCATTAGAGTTTCAAACCCGGCCTCGTGAAAACGGTTCCTGGCGCTCAGCAGTTGCGTCGGCCGAGAAACTGTCAGGCTAAGGTGAGGATCTTAGTCGGTCACGCCCTTGACTATCGAAATGGGCACAAATTCGTAACACCGAAAACAAGCATCGGTTACACAACTACGGCGGGGCGCCTTCAAGCTGACCCCGCCTTCTTTTTGTCCGCGCTATTCTTCAGTGCGTTTCAGTAGCAATCAAACCCAAACTAATCAGTAAATCACCTAGTTCAAAAGGAGCCATGCCTATGGCCGTAGTAAAACGAAACTGCATTGTATGCAGTGAACCATTCGATTCAAAAAACAGCAGGGGCGTGTATTGCAGCGCCGCTTGCAAGTCATCTGACCATCGTCGTAAGAAGCGAGCAGACAAAACAATCACCATCGGCAGGTTGGAAGTAACTTTTACCGATGTTGGCGACACTAAAACTTACGAAGAGCTTGAAGCTCTCGTGCGAAGTTTTCTAAATCCAGAAGTTTTAGAAGCAATCCATTCCGATGCACCAATTATTCTAATGAGAGAGACACAATGAGCTTATTCAAAACTGTAGATACAGCCGAACTTCAAGCCCGTAAGGCAGCAGCAGAGGAACAATTCCGAGGCCGCAAGAGTGGGATCAATCACTTCGCCGGCAATGATCCTGTAACAGGGCGCCCTGTAGGTGGGTATGTCGAGGGTGGCATTGAAGCCGTTCTTGTGAAGTATGCAGAAGACCTCATTCCGGTATATATCGAATACACCGCCAAAGGCTACACGCTTACAACGATTGGCACTGTAGCTATTAATGCAAACACTTTTGAGATCTACTTCAATCGTCCAGAGAGCCAAGTCAAACCAGTGCTTGCAGCAATCTTGCAAAAGGTTGAGGACGATTACAAGGCAGAGATTGAATCTCACAACGAGAGCTTCATCCAACAGCAAGTTGACGCACAACTTCGTGTTGACGCTGCTCGCGAAGAGCGTGAACAGGCTAAAGCTGCTGCTGAAAAGCGTGCTCTTGTTGAAAAACAGATCCGGGAGACTTTCACCGCGCCACCGGCAACAGAGGTGGTAAAGACTACTCCAGCCCGAGGTAAGCGCTAATGGATGGTTTGACCAAGTTGCTATTGGCTAAATACAACCCCGGTAAATTACAGGAGCTTCTACAAGAGCCTTTGGCAGTAACTAAGAGTGAATCCTCATCAGTGCAAGAACCAACCGCTAAAAGCGCCCCAGAAGCCATACACGCATCTACAGGAATGATCTTAGTTATGAGTAGTGCAGATTATAACGAGTCAGTAATTTTTAAAGCTCTTCGAGAGTTCAACTCTGCAAATCCTGAACTGATTGCAAGGTCGTTTACGCTACCTGTTAGTATGAACGGCATTCCGGCAGGAAGTTGGGTTTTCGTTCCGCCAAAGGACCATTAATGGAAAGATTAGTTACGCCGAAACAAGTTCTGAAAAATGAACAGCAATACCACAGTATCACCACAATGGCCCCCTCAACTAATGTTCGTGGCTTTGTTTGTGCAATGTCTCAACACCTGAGAGCTTATATCTCTCCAGGTATCGCCTTTAGTTACAAGTGGGCAAGACTTCCTGACGGTACAGTCTATTTTGCATTGTCTGGTGGTCGGGCCGTCCAAGATGCTTTCAAGGCGTACTTGATTAATAACAAGGGTAGCACCCTTGCAAGTGCTGAGTATGTAAGCTTTGGCCGAAACAACACTGCATTCCATCGTACATTTAATGAGTACTTTGAACAGCGTAAGAGCCCTCACGGATTCGGTTGTGGGGGTTTACAATGAGTGGAATTACCGAGGAGATTGCACGCCTAACGGGTAGTTTGTTTTTCCAGGTTGACGCAAGTGGTCTACAGCGCTTCCTGGGCATGTTGAAGACAGCCGAAACCTCTATGGCGAAAGTGGGCAAGCAAGCCGAAGCGCTGCAAAAAGCGCTGAATAAGAAGTTCAACATCACAGCAAGACGGGATGCCAGCACGGCGGCGAATGCGGCAGTTGAGAAGAGTCTCGCTAAGCAGGTAGCGACAGAACAAAAGCTGGCTCGCCTTAAGCGCACTCAGTTCGCCACCCAGCTTGCCGAGCAGAAGTTAGTATCCAACGGTAAGCGTGAAGACGCCTTCTTGCAAGGTGCATCTTTGAAACAACAAGTCACTGCTGCTGTGCTATCGGCTAAACAGCATAAGGCCGAGCAAGAGGCATTGAAAGTTGATCTTGGCAGGGCGAAGCTGCAAGCGTCGTCAGAGCAATCGAAACTACGAGAAGCTCGCCTGCAAGATGTACTGCTTCGCAGTCAAGAAAGAACAGTTCAACTACAGCAACAGGCTGCGCTACATCAGTCTAAGTTGCAGCGTGCGGAGGCCGGATTACTTGCCGCTCGTGAGCGTGGTGTACGACTTGCCGAGCGCCATCAAGCATCAAAACTTGCCAGTGCTGCCCGTGAAGTCAGAGCCGCAACACGCACCGAACAGGCATCCGGTCGCTATGCCATGGCAACCGAACGCCACGCCGCTTGGCAGGCCCGTCAGGCTGAGCCTCAGGGTCTGGGCTTGAGTGGACTGACTATCGGGATTGGAGCGGCTGGTGCCGCGTTATACGCGCTTACAGAGGCTGCTGGGTACTTGGGTGAGCGTATTAAGCAGCGCCAAGAGACAGCAGCCGATAATCAACAATTTGATAACACTCTGATGGCTGCTGGTAATAACGATAAAGAGCGAATCCGGATCAAAGAGGCGTACATTCAAAATTCTCAAGAGTTCGGAATGAAGATTGATCGTGAATCGGCTGTAGCTTATTCAAACATGGTTCAAGGTTTCCGCGCTCAGGGAAAAACACTGGAAGAAGCCATCCAGCTCCAGAAAGATCAAGCTGCTGTATTCCGTATTGGTAACTTGGACAAGACGCAGCAGTATTCTGCCGCTCTCCAGCTTAACCAAGGGTACTCAAAAGACCGATTCATGGGGCAAGACCTTCGACCACTAACAGACGCACTTGGTACGCGTCTAACTACAATCTTGTATCAGGCCATTGGTAAAGCTCTTGGTTACAAAGGTGATATTAACAAGTTGGCTGGTTTCGTATTGGAGGCTCAACACGATGGCAAAGTTAACGGTGCAATGGTTCAGCAGGGGATGCGAGATATCGTTGCCCAATCACCGGAACTACTTGAGAGGCATAAGCACTCGTTGGATGCACAAGCTGTCCGTGTGGAAAACGACAAGTACCTCCAGGCCGAGAAAACAAACAGCGATCCTGAGTTGATTGCCGCGCTGGGTGATCGTCTTACAGCCGAGCGACAGTTGATCGAATCGACCTCAGGTCTGCAAGCTGCTTTCCGGGACTTCGACGTGGTATTAGTCAAGCTGCAAACTTCAATGTTGCATATGATGACAGGTCGGAATGCCGATAACACCGAAAAGACTCCCCAACAGAAGGCCGAAGAAGTTGGGGCTGCGTATATGATTGAGGGTAGTGGTGTTGATCCATACGCCTTCAATGGTGGTAAGTCTGACGCAAGTGGTAAGAAGTCGGTTGACCCTATTAGTCAGTTGTGGGGCTGGTTAACTAACAGGCCTGACTACTCCAAAGGTGAATTTACCGGGAGGGTGGTTGCTACTGACTCGTTGAGTATTACACCTCCTGAACTATCTCTGGGCGGCTTGAACACAGGCGGGATTCCAAACTATGGCAAACGCCTTGCAGATTTGCTCGCTGCCGGTGATCCAGATAGCGCTATAGCCAAACTTGTCGCTACCGCGACGACTCAGGCTTCACGCGCCACCCCCGGTAGTCGTGGCGCGTGGGTTTCCGATGAGCAGCCTGTTAGGGGTACAGTCGTCAATAACACGACTAACTCTAACAGTGCGGCACCGACTACCGTAACAAATAATGTCACGGTTAATGTAAAAACGGATGCTGACGCTAATGAGATCGCAAAAGTAGTGACTGATAAGATCTTTGGTTCCTACACCCCTAAAGAAGTTCAATAAGCCTGCTAACAACAGGCTTTTCCCCCTTACATAATCAGAAAGATCAAGGAGTCTCTGTGCGTGATCATTATAAACTGATGAAACGATTACTTATAACAACCATTGTTGTTGTTCTGTTGAATGTTGGTGTTACATCATTCGGGATTATCCGTAATGAAAAGATGTACACCCAGACAATAGAGCAACTAACAGACTACGCCATTCAGCGAGAAAGCAAACTATCCACTCAGCTACGAGACTACATTGAGCATCAGGCAAATAGCCTGCGGAATAACTGGTACGACTGGCAGCAGGCTGACTTAGTCCGCTCAAGGAAGTTTGCTGAGTTGGAAGTTGCACGGCAGCTTCACGGCCATACACGTGAAATATTTGGAGGGAGTCAATGAGATACGAAGATATTGCAACACAGCAAGATTACCACGCCGCTGCAATCGCTCTACAGGGGCTTGTGAATTAGTCTCATACAATAACTTGTAAGTGTAAAGTATCTTGACAAAATAGGGTCATTAGGCGTATTGTCGCCAACTTCCTAAAACCCAACATCGAACGTTCTCGACTTGCCCTAGTGCAACGTCAGGCGTCGGTTTTGTGCTGTCTGGAATTTGACCCTCCCTATTACCAGAGGCATCTGCCTATGAAATGAAAAACTACTGGAGCGTAACTATGGCAATACCATTTGTTTTCAAACTTATTGACTACACAGAATCAATCCAACCGGCGCCGACGAAGCGTGGGCGAAAGCCTGGAAGTACATCCAATCCGATTGCCCACATAACTGCGCAACTGTCATTCCCGGGTACTCGCCCTCAGTGGTTTGACGACATCGTTTTCGGTAGTTGCCTCAATAGTGCCGGACAATCGGGGAACGTCTGCAATGTATGCATGGATGAGGTTGTAGGGGCGCTCCACTTGCGTACCTTCGAGGTTCAGCCCCTTCTCGATGCTGGAATGGCAAGGCGGAAGGCCCAGAGAGTGATAGCCGCTGCACGCCACGCTGCACATGGGCTGTTCACATATCTTATTCGCCGACCAGAACTGCTTGAGCGTTACGAGGAATACGCACGCATTGAGGCGAAGCTGGCCTATTCTCACGTCGCACTCGTCCCGTATACGCCGCTAAGAGAGGTTCCGCGCCACATCGAGGAGTTACGAGAAACTGGGGATTATCTTGCATACGGCGAAGCACTCCGAGAGTTCCGTCTTCAAGGAATTCATTAACGTCGGAAAGAAGAAAGACCGTAGGTCTGAACAGATCAAAGCAATTAACGTCGGAAAGAAAAGAAGCCAGTGCGAAGCACTAAAGTGTAATCACTCTTGGAGTGACGTTAGTCGTATCGTCCCGATTCTGGATCAGCCCACCAGTAAATACATCCAGCATCACCACAACCCAAAATGCTTTTGATCTTGACCTTGATACACCGGAGGTGATGGCAATAGCTGTCAGCGAACGCTGACGATGAACTGCTGAATGCGAACGCATTCCTTTATGCACAAAAATCCAAGATCAAGGGCAGAAGCGGTTCTGTGGTGATTTCTTTATGTATGGCTTCGGTTGGACTGGGAGTCCTGTGGCGATACGTCCACCGGGAGGTGGGATAGTCTCTAGAGGTGAGTCAACTCTACAGCTCACGCTGTTACCACCTCTACACTAGGTGGAGCCATACGGTGACGTATGATGTTGACTCACTCCATTGGCGGATTAACTCTTCGTGCTATCGATGGCAAAGTTAATGAACGCTGAACAGCAGATGAGCATGAACCTAGCATCTGCTTGGGTAAGTGCTGATTCGTTATCCATCAAGGAGTGACGAATGCCGCTCGCATCGTTGGTATACCCGTACAGTGCGGAGAAGGCAGTCTTGAGACTTGGGTGAAGGTTGTGATGCTTTTCCAGTACTTTGAGCGCCTGACCTAGCGTAGCTTTATCATCGCCAACGAGTTTCTTTGCCAGAGACTCGACCGCACTGATTGATTCTTTAATCGAGTTTCGGTAATCCGGGTTCAGCTTGTCTGTTAGGAAACCAAGCGATGTTTGGATGTGAGTTTTAACCCCAGCGTATTGGTCCGAGTTGGCTATTGCTCGCTCAATCTCTTCTATTTCATTTTTAGATGTAATTTGGATTAATTTTTCTGCGGCAAAGCGGTAAGCCGAGTTTTCACGCGTCAATACGATATTGAATTCGTCGATGAGTGTTTGTTTGGTCCCGTTGTAATTCATTTTTACAATGAACTCTATAAAGCTGTAGGTTCGATGCCAGCTCATCTTGAAGTAGCTTTCTTTCATGGTTGTTTTAAGGCTAGACCATGCGCTGGGTATTGTATCCACAGGGGCTTTGTAAAAATCGCTATAGAGTTTTTCGGCAAAATCCTTGAAGTTTGAAGTGCGAAGCCTATCCGGATAAACTCTTTCTTTAGCATAATATCCAGAAAAACACTTAAGTGTCAGCACGTTCCAGAGAGAGTTTTTTAGAGCTGTATCAATGCTATCAACTTGTGCGACTTTTACCGCTGGTACTTGGCCCATGCGCTGTGAAAAACTCAAGTGGTTCATATCGTCAGACATACAATTCCCTTGCGGTAGCCAATGGCGCAGATAGTAACTGATGGCTTAGTGCCTGACTATGGTTACAGAAACCTCCGTTGAAACATCCCAATACCTACCCAAAACCCCCTGGAAACCTCCCGCGTGAGTGGCTCCCCCAAGAACGGAGTTCTAAGGCAATAGGGCTGGAGCCCAGTGTATCCGTGGCTTGTAGGCGAGATCGATTAAGCGTTTTCCGCTGGTTGCGTTCAAATTGAGGTTTTCGCTCAAAAATACCCATTCCGGCGCTCAGATCACCGTTTTCTACAGCGCGGCAACACCCAGCCCCGGCCAGCTCACCGATGGTCTAGTGTTTCTACACCACACCATCAAGGATGACCGGGCATGAACGATCAAGATGCTGAAACTGCTGCTGATGCCATAGAGCTGATCACCATCAATCAAGATGGCATCCGGGCATGTATCGAAGAAATATCCCTGTGGCTTCGAGAAGAGGGGGCAGAGGCTGCTCACATCAACATTAGTGGCGCACTTCAAACGTTGGACCAGAACGCCGAAAACATAACCGCAGCAATCAAATCCCTTCGTCGGGAAGACCATTAACATATCGTTGTCGACCGTCAGCAATATGTTATGATTGCCTCTCGATGGATTTGGGGGAGGCGAGTCAATGAAACAGGTAGTGGCTTACGCGAGGATGTCGACCGATGACCAATGCCTCTCGGTGGGTGGTCAGTTCGCCGCTATCAGGATCGCCGCTGAGGCAAATGGATGGGAGATCGTTGCTCAGTTCACGGACGAAGGCGTATCCGGTAGCGTAGATCCCCAGGAGCGCCCTCAGTGTCGTCTCGCTCTTGCGATGGCAAAAGGATTGGCTTGCCCGGTCGTTGTGCATCGAGTGGATAGGCTTACCCGTGATCACGCGCACTTCGTCACCCTGCAAAAGAAATACACGTTCATCGAGGCTGAGGATGTTCACAGCAGTGGCTTGGTACGCAACATTAAGTCGCTCCTGGCCGAGGAAGAGCTGGTAAAGATTCGAAAGCGTACAAAGGATGGTCTGGACGAGTTAAAACAACTCGCACTCACTGATACATCCAAGGGTGAGGAGGCTCGCCAGAAAATCGCCCGGCGTGACGCTGGCCGTAGCAAAGCATGGGCTGTGGGCAATGGTGCTGCTGTGGCTGCAAAGGCGCTGAATGCCAATGCTCGTGCAAAGGCTCTGGAGGCTGAGCTAAAGGCATGCTTGTACGATGGGCAACCCACCTTCGCAGCTATCGCGAAGTGCTTGAATGCCAAAGGCATCACCACCGAGCGGGGTAGTGCTTTCCAGCCCATGACAGTTAAGCGTCTGATGTCCCGTCTAGGTGTTCCACTTCCAATGAAATAGCGTGATGTAACGCCCCACAGAGCCCGCCTTGAGCGGGTTTCGTTGCATTTGATACCAAGTGACAGCACTCAGCTCAACGCCTGTCAGGAGCGTGCTCAGGTGCGTCTTATTTTTGCTTTAGTCAGCTTTACCTGCCCTGTCCTCGCAGCCTGTTTAACAGCTCCGGCAAGTCACCGCGTCATGGCTTATTTTTCCTGACTGAAAACTCAAGCTCCACTGCGTAGCACATGTTTCTCAGGCGGCGGCGCATGGTTTGACGGTATTCAACCGCCAGCAGCGTCCTTATCAGCAATCGGCCATATTCCGTAACCCCATCCAACAATATGCGATTGCCCACAACTCCAGCAGTCCTTCAACGCCCCATGCTCAACTGACTCAATTGAGAAATCTTCTCCGCATGCTTTACAAGGTACGGTTTTGAAGCCGATACGATTAGCCGTGAACCGATCTTCATCAATCTTCACTAGGTTGTGCTTTGCTCCGCAGGACTCTTTGTAGCATTCAACTACTGATCCCTCCTCAATCTGAGAGTGACTTACGTACATGTCTGTCCCGCACACCGCGCAGGTCACGACCGTTATTGAGTTCATCGTCAGAACAAGACTGGCTGAGGACACACGCTCGATTTCATCGTAGATTTCTTGTAAGTCGACCGGATTGATTTGAGGCGGAGTCTCCTCTTCGGCCAGCGAGGTGAGGTGCAGGAACTTCCCAAGCTTGTTGTAGGACTTGTTCAGCCACTTCACGGAGAACATTTTGTAATCGCCGATACGTTTCCAGTCGCCGGAAGGCTTACCGTCTACAGTGTCGATGCAGATGTCGAGCGTTACATCCTGATCAGCACGCGGCTCAAAGCTGAGTAGAAGCTTGAGCGCCTTTTGAGGCTGCCAAGACTTGTAGACTGACCTTGGTAGCTTATCGCCTATCTTCCGGAGTCTCTGGTAAACGATGCTCTCAAGGCAAAACCTCAGCTCAAGGCAGGCATGCCTCAAAGAGCTCTCGTCTCCAGCAGCAATGAAAGTCTTCGCTCGTGCTAGGTACTCTTCGACACCGTAGATGCTCATTGTCTGTCCTTGATTGCGAGAAGGAATTAGCAGGTTACTCCCCGCGTTGGCACTGTGCTATCGCGTTCCATTCCTGCGTAGCGCTAACCAATTGATTTTATTGGGGTATGCGTGCATACAAGTGGATGTAATTATAAGTACCTATATAACGTTGCAATATATAAAGCACACAGCGCAGCCACTGTCATAGCCCTACCCGAAAGCGTGAGCTTTCAAGTTGATATCCTCTCGACGTTCCGTCGCCAGTGAGTCCTTAGATAGCGTCTAGCTATCAATCTTGCCATTTCAATAGATCAAGAGCCAAAGGCTGGTTCTGTGGGTACAGGGTATGGATCGAGGTACATCCGGGAGGATGGCAGTGTTCCCACTGTTGGGTTAGTTGACCTTCGGTCAGAGGGAATCACTTGTCAGCGGCGCTGACGATTAATAACGAGACCCTTGAAATCCAACTAGTCATGTCTACTCTCAGGCAACAACCAACATGCAAGGAGAGTTTTATGGCCCAAGTCACCTATCCATGCTACTGGCAGAAGAAAGACGCCTCCGGCCATTGGTACTGGATTTACTACGCCAGCAACGGGAAGGCGATTGCACGGAGCAGCGAAAGCTACGTCGCTTACGCCGACTGCCAAAGATCGGTAGAAATTCTAAAGGCCTCTTCGCTCTCTGCTGTCTTCTACGACAATTGACCTCAGCCGAGTGGGCAAACTGAGTGGGCAAACGAGAAAATCATCACGCACAAAAAAGCCCCATAAATCAGAGACTTACGAGGCTTTAGATGTAATGGCGGAGAGATAGGGATTCGAACCCTAGGTACCGGTGAAGGTACAACGGATTTCGAATCCGTCCCATTCGGCCACTCTGGCATCTCTCCAACGGCGCGCATCATAACAGCCTGTCTCTG